GCAGATGAACGTGCAGCTCGCGACCATGTATCAGTGGACCGACGGCGACCAGGTCCTCGACGCCGGCTCGCGCTTCGGCATCCGCAAAACCGACGGCACGTTCCGCGAGCGCCTGATCGAGGTGCTGTCGACGTGGGCGAACAAGTGAGGACTCGGATCGAGAACATCAGGAGCGAGCTGCAGCGGGGCGGGCAGCAGTTCTCGGCGTCCGAGTGTCGGCTGATGCTGCACGAGCTCGAGCGCGTGCCGCAGCTCGAGGCCGCGCTGCAGGCGTACCGGGACGACCACGTCGACTGCGTGCGGCTCGAGGGCGCCGCCGAGGCCGACGACACGCGCTGCGATCGGTGTCGCGCTGCGGAGGCCTTCCTGCACCAGGAGTACCACGACCGGTGAGCGCCAACAACGACCTGCGGCTGCAGAACCAGCTGCTGACGGTCCAGGCGCGCAGCGACGCCGCCGAGCTCGCGCGGCTGCACAACGTCCTGACCCAGGCGCGCGAGATGCTCGAGAAGACCGCGAACGCGCTGCAGGTCACGCACCAGGAGCTCGAGCACGCGCGCACGCAGCTCGGGGCGATCCGCGCCCTGGTCGACCGCTGGCGCCTGGCCGGGCTGCGCGGCTGCGCTGACGACGCCGAGCACGCGCTCGCGACGGGGACGCACTGATGGGGAGCGCCTTCTATGCGGAGCCGCTCTACGGGCAATCGGCCGCGGACGTGGTGACGTTCCTGATGTTTCCATCGGACGACACCGCGGACCTGCTGGTGCATCAGAGCCACGGTGAGTGCGCGCTCGAAGGTCCGCACCGCATCGCTGACTGTGGACGCTTTCGACGTGAGGCCGACGAGGCCGAGCACGCGCTCGCGACGGGGACACACTGAGGAGGTGACGGGATGGGCGCAGTAGCAGCGATCCGGCGGGCGGCGGGGAGTGACTCGCCGTGGATGTCCCCGAAGCAGGCCGCGGACTATCTGGGCGTGAGCCTCGACGCGATCTACGACGCCTGCGCGACGAAGGGCCTACGCCACAGCAAGCTCGGACACTCGACCGTCCGGTTGCGCCGGGAGTGGGTCGACGAATGGGCCGACAGCCGGGCCCGGGTGCGCGAACCGTAACACCACGTAACAATCATATGATTCTGTGGTAGACTGGCGCCCTGGGGGACTGACTGACATGCCGAGACACGCTGCTTCCGCGACCCGAGGCCTCATCAAACGTCACCGCGACGACTGTGCGACCCGTCGATACCTCGACCGCTGCGACTGCCCCTGGCGCGGGAAGTATCGCGCGCACGAGGTCCTGCTGGCGAAGTGGGCCGGGCAGCCCGTCAAACCGCGCGACGCGGGCGCCGCCGTCACCGTGCTGCGGCGGATGCAGGCCGCGGTCGACGCCGGCGAGTTCGACCCCAACGGCGAACGCGCCCCGCTCGGCGACGACACGAGCCTGCGCGCGTTCATCACCGAGTACAAGTCGCGGTACGCCGAGAAGCACGACCTCTCGCAGGCCAGCCTCTACCCGATGCTCGACGTGATTGCGCGCGGGCGCCTCGGCGGCCTGACCCTCGAGGAGCTCGCCGGCAACCCGTCGACGATCGAGGACTGGCTCGACGCGCCCGAGAAGGACCCGAAGGGGCGCGCGCGGACGTGGAGCGCGAAGACCTACAACGCCTACCACGGGCTGCTGCACACCCTCTGCGAGCGCGCGACCGTCTGGACGGTCAAGGGCGTGGCCCGCATGGCGCACAACCCGATGAAGGCGATCGACTGCAAGGTGGCGGCGCAGCCCGGGCACTTCCGCGAGCGGCATCTCGACGAGGACGTCGAGGATCGGTTGTTCGCGGCGTGCGACACGTTGAACCGGCCGGCGCACCCGACCACCAAGGCGAAGCTGACGCAGGCGATCGCCGACGACATCCGCACCCGCCTCGCCGCCGGCGAGCTCGGGGTCGCGGTCGCCCGGCGCTACGCCATCTCCCCCGCGGTGGTGTCGTCCATCAAGCACGGCGACATCTGGAACCCCGAGCGCGTGGTCGGCACCAAGGGCACCGAGATGCGCCGGCGCCTGGTCGCGGCCTTCGACGCCGGCCTGCGCGCGGGCGAGATGCTGCAGATCACGCTGGCGCACGTCAACTGGCGGCTGCAGCGCGTGCGGCGCGAGGACGGCACCGAGCTCGCCGGCTACCAGCTGGCGCTGCCGCCCGAGCTCACCAAGGGCGGCAAGCGCACGGGCGAGACGCAGTACGTGTTCGTCGCGACCGAGCGCGGCAAGGCGATGCTCGAGGCCCGGCGGTTTCAGCTGAAGAACAACAAGCCGACGCAGCAGTTCGTCTTCGGCGACGAGGCGGGCCGCCAGGTGAAAGGGTTCCGGCGGATGTGGCGCGAGCTGTTCGAGCTGGCCGGCCTGACCTGGGGGCGGGACCACGGGGTCGTGTGGCACACCATCCGGCACGAGTACATCTCCCGGGTGGCCGAGCTCACCGACCCGGTGATCGCGCAACAGCTCGCGCGGCACGCCAACCTGGCGACGACCGAGCTCTACTTCAACACCCGTCGCGACAGGCAGCTGTCGGCCGCTGCTGGCCTCAGTCGGCGGTAATATGCCGGCCAAAATCGTGAAGCCATCGTGAAGCCAAACCCGCAAATGTGCGATTGGCGTGGGGCTTCGGCCCCCTGGACGGTCGGTTCGGGACCGAGGGGTCGCAGGTTCAAATCCTGCCGCCCCGACCACACTTCCCGCAAAATCCTAAGAAATCCTAACCTTTCGACGCGGTGCCTACCGGCAGCTACCTGCTGCTGTAGGCCACTATCCGGCCAAAATCGTGAAGCCATCGTGAAGCCGGAGGAGCCCTCCATCCGGCTCGACGGATGTGAGGCGCAGGCGTCGTGAGCACCGCCGCGACCCTCGCCGCCAATGCCCGTGCCACCGAGCAGCGGGTCGTTGCCTTCTTTGCCGCGCGCGGCTTGCGTCCCTCGCCCCGGGCGTACGGGGCGTGCGCCCGCGTCGTCGCGGGCCGGCGCTGCGGGCTGAGCTCGGGGACGTACTCGTGTGAGTGCCAGCAGTTCCACCGGCTGTTCGATCACGGCCGGACCTGGCTCGACCCCGCCGGTCATCGTGTGATCTCTGGTGAGCCGTACGGGATCGACGACGAGGTCCTGCGGCGCTTTCAACAGCAGGTGGCTGACCCCTTGGACCTCGTCGTCAGCACAGAACCCAACTCTCCCTGGTTCCCGGGCCACACGTCCCTCGTGCTCGTGCAGCGGAGGACCTCGACCGCAAAGGAGCACGTTATGAGGATCGTTCCACCGTCCGCACCGCCGAAGCCACCGCGGCTCCAGATGGAGCAACGGCAGATTTACGAGGCTCTGGGGGCCGCGCGCGAGCACGGCCACGTCATAGAGGTCGAGTTTTATTGTGAGCGGCCGGCTTGTGCAGCCCGCGAGATTCGCGTCACGTTGAAGGACCACGACAGCAACCTGGTCCCCCACATGGCCCACCACGTCGTGGCCTGCCCGATCTGCAGCCATCCCGTCAAAGTGCATTGGGTCCGAAGCGCCCACGACCAGGCGCGACACGACGAGGCCCTTGCCCGTAGCAGCGTGAACACGCAGATGTTCCTGCGGGATCTCCCGCCTGACGAGCTCGGGGCGGTGCCCGCGAGCGTGCTGTGCGACGAGCGACTACCGCCAACCCCGCCAGGGTGGTTTGATGACGCGCCACCACCCGAGCCGAAACCCACGCGCGTATTCCGATCGAAATCGAGGACCGAATGATGCGAGGCGATGTCCGTTTCCACCACGAGGGCGACAAGTTCGCCATCTCCACCAACACCGACACCGAGCGCGACTTCCTCGATGGCGTCGCGTCGGCGCTCGCCGAGCTCAAGCCAGGTGCGGAGGAGCTGGCGCGCTGGCTGCCCCTCGTCGTCGACATCTCCGCGAAGCACCGCGGCTACAAGGCCGACGTGGTCGAGCGGCGCCTGCTGGTCGCCGGCGCCTGGCTGCCGAGCGACACGGCGTCGATCGTCGCCGGCAGCCGCGTCACCGAGGAGGCAGCGACCAGCGGGCTCGGGCCCCTGGCGCTGGCCGAGGTCTGATGTCGACTGAGGGGACGAGCTCGTGACCACGGGCTGCGTCTTCTGCGGCGAGCCCTACGAGGGCAGCCTGGCCGAGCATCTCGAGAAGCACTGCGATGGGAAGCAGGGCCACATCGAGGCGCGCATCGAGGCGCGCGACCTGGCCGACGCGCCGGAGTCGCGCGCCCGGCACACGGACCCTGAGACGTCGCACGCCGCGGCGGCGTGTGTGAACGAGCTGAAGATCGACAGGCGGATTGTGGCCGCGCTCAAGGCGATCGCGCCGGCGAGCTCGGAAGGGGTGAGTGAGTACACGGGGCTGCGGTTGGTCGTGGTGTCGCCCCGCTTCAAGCCGCTCGAAAGCATCGGGCTCGTCTACCGCGCGACGAAGGTCCGCAACCGCAGCGGACATTGGGCGATCGGGTGGGCGCTGACGGACAAGGCCTCGTGAAATGATAGCTACTTGACAATCATATGATTCACTGATAACCTCCGCGGCGGAGGTTTGGTGATGGCAACGAGAGAGAGCGGAAAGATGAAGGCTTACGTCGGGCAGACGCGCGCGGCCGTGCTCATCGACGAGCTCGCCGGCGCGGGCATCGGCGAGTGCGTGTGCCGCGGAGAGTTTCCCCCGCGGCGGTCGTTCTCGTGGTTCTACGACAACGGCGCGTTCAGCGACTTCAAGGCGGGCCGGCCGTTCGCCGTCGCGAAGTTCTGGCGCGAGCTCGCGCACATGGTCGACGTGGTCGAGCTGCAGGGGCACACCCTGCCCGACTTCGTCGTGCTGCCTGACCTGGTCGCCGGCGGCTGCGCGTCGCTGACCGAGTCGGCCAGCTGGCTCGAGGTCGTGCGCGGCTACGCGGCGCGCGGCGTGCGGTTCTACGTCGCGGTGCAGGACGGCATGACCGCGGCCGACGTCGAGGGGTTCCTCGAGCTCGCCGGCGACCTGGTGAGCGGCTTGTTCGTCGGGGGCTCCCTGCCCTGGAAGCTCGAGACAGGCGCCGCCTGGGTCACCCTGGCGCACGCGCGCGGCCTTCTGTGCCACGTCGGGCGCGTCGGCACCGCGGCGCGCGTGCAGTGGGCGCTCCGCATCGGTGCGGATTCGATCGACAGCTCGCTGCCGCTGTGGAGCTCGGCCAAGCTCGGCATCTTCCTCGAGGCGCTCCGCGGTCGGACGCGCTTCGGGCTGCAGGAGGTGGCGTGATGACGCGCACCTACCCGACGATCGACCTGGCGGTGCGCGCGTTCGTGCGGCACGGCAAGAAGAAGGGGTTTGTGCGGGTGCTCGGCGGCGGCTGGTGGCAGGTGCAGGCCGGCCGGTCGTTCGCCTGGCGGGCGCAGGGGTTCGCGGACCTGCGTCGCAAGCTGCTGGCGCACTCGGTGCTGATGCAGCACCCGGGCGGGTCGGCGACGTTCACCGAGCCCGTCGTCAAGGCGGCGACGATCGGCGAGGTCGGCACGCTCGTGGTCGGCGAGCAGATGTTCCTGGCGCAGCTGCGGAGGCAACCATGATGCGGCAACGCTGCTACACGGCGCGGTTCACCCGGGGCACCGACGTGCGCGCGTTCACGGTGTTCGCCTGGAACAAGGACGACGCCTACGTCGCCGCGCTGCGGGAGCTCGAGGCCGTCGTCGCCGACGCCCGCGCGTGGGCCTACTACGGCGTGGAGCGTGCGCGATGAAGCTGCCGGTGCGACGTGAGAAGGCCGAGCAGGCGGCCGGCGTGCAGCTGCTGCGCAGCGCGTGCGGCGCGCACGTCTACGTGCTCGGGCATCCGCGGCCGGCGGGCGACCGCCCGAGCACGATGCAGACGCCCGGCTTGCCGGACGTGATCGCGTTCCTGCCGGTGCCGCGGACCTGGACGGTCGACGTGCCGATCGTGCTGGTGATGTGGGAGGCGAAATCGAGCCGGGGCCGGCTGCGCCCCGAGCAGACGACGTTCCTCGAGCTCTGCCAGGCCGCCGAGGTGCGCCACGTCGTCGGCGACCTCGACGCGCTCATCGCCTGGCTGATCGAGTACGGGTTCCTGCAGCGCGGCCAGGTGCCGCACTACCGGCTGCCGGCCGAGCCCGCGGCGGTGCAACCATGATGGCGAAGCGCGGCTACTCGCGCGCGTTCGCGCCGCACGGGTCGACGGGCAAGCGGTACCTGCTCGACCAGATCCCCGCCGGCCTCTGGGCGCGCGTGCGCGCGAAGGCCAAGGCCGACGGCGTCTCGCTACGGGCGCTCATCTTGCAGCTGCTCCAGGCCTGGGTCGACGCGCCGCCGCCGGCCTGAACCCACCCCACCCCTGCCAGGCTCCTCGGTCGTACGCGGTACGACCGAGCCCCCAATCCCTTGAATTAGGTAGTCACCGCCGGCCGTGACCTGTCCTGTCAGCCCGACCTCAACCGTGTAAATAGTTCCACGTGGAACAATAATTGTCAGTCGACTGACAAAACTTGTCACCGACGGTGTGTACCTGGTATACACTCGCCGGCGGCCGGTCGGTTGACACCACGTCCACATCGGTTGACATCGCGACAGGCGTTGTTCGTCGAGGCCTTCCTGGGCCCCGCCGCGGGCAACGCGACAAAGGCCGCCCTGGCGGCCGGTTACAGCCTCGCCGGCGCGCGCCAGGCCGGGCACAAGCTCCTGCAGAAGCCCCAAGTCGTCGCCAAATTGGGTGACACCAGGGACAAATTGGGGACGGCCGTCGCCGTCGCCGACGCGGCGCTGATTACGCACGGCGTGCTGACCGGCGACCAGGCGCTCGAGCGCCTGAGCCTCATCGCGCAGGCCGACATCACCGAGCTCCTCCCCAAGCAGCACCGCCTCCGCAAGCTCCCGCGGCAGCTGCGGCTCCTCATCAAATCCGTCAGGCCCACCGCGCACGGCGAGGTGCTCGAGGTGCATGACGCGATGCGCGCGACCGAGCTCCTGGCGCGCGCCGGCGGCAAGCTGAAGGAAACCATCCAGGTCGAGTCGCTCGAGGACGTGCTCGCACGGTCGTGGAAGTACCACCGGCCGGAGAGCGTGGCCTCGTGAGCGCCGACCTCGACGCGCGCGCGATCGCCGCCTGGCGCCTCGACCCCGTCGCCTTCGTCGTCGACAACTTCAACGTGCAGCCCGACCCGTGGCAGGTCGATGCGCTGCGCGCGTTCGCCAACCCCGCGATCCAACGCATCAGCCTGCAGGCGTGCGCCGGGCCCGGCAAGAGCGCGGTGCTGGCCTGGTGCCTGCTCAACTTCCTCGCGTGCTACGGCGACGCGGGCGATCACCCGAACGGCGCCGCCGTCTCCATCACGCAGCAGAACCTGCGCGACAACCTGTGGAAGGAGCTCGCGAAGTGGCACGCGCGCTCGGCGTACGTGAGCTCGCGCTTCACCTGGACCGCCGAGCGCATCTTCGCCAACGCGCACCCGTCGACGTGGTTCCTGTCGGCCAGGACCTGGCCCAAGACCGCGAGCCCGGACGAGCAGGGCAAGACCCTCTCGGGGCTGCACGGGCGCTTCGTCATGGCGGTCGTCGACGAGTCAGGCGCCATCCCCACGACCGTGCAACGCGCCGCCGAGCAGGCGCTCGCGACCGGCCCGCAATTCGGAAAAATCATGCAGGCCGGCAACACGCTGACCCTCGACGGGATGCTGTACGCGGCGGCCTCGAGCCTGCGCGACCAGTGGTTCGTCGTGCGCGTGACCGGCGACCCTGACGACCCGAAGGCCTGGGTCCACAGCCCCCGCGTCGGGCCCGAGCCGGCCAAGTGGGCCGCCACGCAGATCGCCGCCTACGGTCGGGACAACCCGTGGGTGATGGCCTACATCCTCGGGCTGTTCCCGCCGGCCAGCATCAACGCGCTCCTGGGCGTCGACGAGGTCGAGGAGGCGATGGCCCGGCACCTGGCGCCGGATGCCTTCGAGTGGGCGCAGAAGCGCCTGGGCGTCGACGTCGCGCGCTACGGCGACGACCGGACCGTCATCTTCCCGCGCCAGGGCATGGCCGCCTTCCAGCCGATCGTGCTGCGGCACGGGCGGGGCAGCGCGGTGTCGGTCGACATCGCGACGCGCGTGATGAACGCGAAGGTGAAGTGGGGCGCCGAGGCCGAGTTCTTCGACGCCACCGGTGGGTGGGCAGCCGGCGCGGTCGACGTCCTGCGGGCGCAGGGCTACACGCCGATCGACGTGCAATTCGCGGCGCCGAGCTACGACAACCGCTACGCCAACCGGCGAGCCGAAATCTGGTTCTCGATGGCCGAGTGGGTCAAGCGCGGCGCCGCGCTGCCCCCGATGCCCGAGCTCCTCAAGGAGCTCATCACCCCGACCTACACGTTCAAGAACGGCAAGCTGCTGCTCGAGGACAAGGACCTCATCAAGAAGCGCATCGGCACCTCGCCCGACCTGGCCGACGCGCTCGCGCTCACCTTCGGGATGCCGGAGATGCCCGGGGGCCTCGGCGCCCGCGCCGTCGGCCACGCGCTCACCGAGTTCGATCCGTTCCGCCCGCCGCAGGACAGCGACCAGTCCGGCGTCGGCCACGCGATCACCGAGTTCGACCCGAACGAGAGGTGAGCTGATGGCAACCGTTCTCGGTTCCGGCGTCACCGACCGCACCACCCCGGGTGTCGGCAACCGCGGCAGCGGCGCGCCGACCTCGAGCGCGACGAGCGCCGGCAAGGTCGACCCGATGGCGCTCATCAAGGAGGCCGAGCAGGGGCTCGCCGGCACGAGCGCGAACATCGACGTCGTCTTGTCGCGGCTGCAGGCCAAGGGCGTGTACGCCGCGCGCGCGACGCACGCCGGCGAGCTGCCGAGCGACGACAAGATCGTCCTGTCCGACGGCACGGTGGTCGACCTGATCGGCGGCAACCCGGGCGATCCGTTTGGCGCGCTGGTCATCGGCCCCGGCGCCTACGGCAACCGCCCGGTCATCGTGAACGGGAAGGTCGTCAAGTTCAACGACTGGCAATCGACCGTCCCCACCGGCTCCGCGACCTGGGACCCGATCGCCAACGGCGCGCCGGGCCCGTGGGGGGGCGGCAAGGGCCCCGCCACCCCGGGCCAGGACCAGCCGCCCGGGACGCCTCCGCCAGGCGCGCCGCCGGCGCCCAAGGGACCGAAGGCCCCCGACCAACCAGGCGACCCGCCCGACCTCCCGCCCAAGGGGCCGAAGCAGCGCGAGCCGGACCCACCCGGCGAGGGCAACGGCCCGCCGCCGGCGCCGGTGCCGCAGCCGAACCCGACCCCGGCGACCTCGCCGAACACGATGAACCTCTACTCGGCCGCCTACCAGGCCGCGCTGCGCGCGCGTCGCCGGAGCTCGGGCTCGGGGCGCTCGAGCACGGTGATGGCTGGCTTCGGCGGCGGCGGCGCCCCGAGCACGCAAACCGCGACGTTGTTGGGGAGGTAGCCGGATGGCCGCAGGACCGATCCCCGGCGCCGCCCCCGTTGACCCGGGCCAACGCCCGCCGCCGCTCACGAGCGCGAGCGATCGCATCAAGATGCGCGACCGCTACGAGACGCTCCGCTCCGCGCTGAAGCTCGAGCGCGCGACCTGGGACAGCCACTACAAGCTGCTCGCCGACTTCTTCGTCCCGCGGCGGCCGCGGTTCATGGTCACCGACCGCAACAAGGGCGACCGCCGCAACCAGCACCTGATCGACGCGACCGGCCGCATGGCGGTGCGGACGCTGCAGGCCGGGCTGCACGCCGGGCTCACCTCGCCGGCGCGCCCGTGGATGAAGCTGTCGACGCCGTCGCCCGACCTGAACAAACGGCCGGCGGTGAAGCAGTGGCTGTTCGACGTGCGCGATCGCATGTTGTCGGTGTTCGAGCTCTCGAACGTCTACAACGCGCTGCCCCTGCTGTACGGCGACCTCGGCGTCTTCGGCACGTCGGCGATGACGATCCTCGAGGACGACCACGACCTGTTCCGCGCGTTCGTCCCGCCGATCGGCAGCTACGCGATCGCCTGCGACGCGCAGGGCCGGGTCAACACCTACTGCTACGACACCATCCTGAGCGTGCGGCAGCTGGTGATGGAGTACGCCGGCCTGAGCCCGTACCGCCCGCACGACCCCATCGACTGGTCGATGTTCTCCACGCACGTCAAGGACCTCTGGGACCGCGGCGTGTACGAAGCGCCGATCGAGGTGTCGTGGATCGTCGAGCCGAACGTCGACCAGGACGCCAGCCGCGTCGACTACCTCGCGATGCCGTACCGCTCGTGTCACTTCGAGCGCGGCGCGCCCGTCGCGCACGGTCGGCTGCTGCGCGAGGGCGGCTTCCAACAATTCCCCGTGATGTGTCCGCGGTGGGACGTCACCGGCAACGACTACTACGGCACCGACTGCCCGGGCATGACGGCGCTCGGCGACGTGATGGGGCTGCAGACGATGCAGCGCAAGAAGGGCCAGGCCGTCGAGAAGCTGATCAACCCGCCCGTGATGGCGCCGACGCACCTCCGCACGCAGAAGACCTCACTGCTCCCGGGCGACATCACCTACGTCGACGTGCGCGAAGGGCAGCAGGGGATCAAGCCGGTCCACGAGATTCGGATGACCCTGCAGGATTTTCGGCAGGACATCCTGCAGACGCAGGCGATCGTGCAGCAGGCGTTCTTCGTCGACCTGTTCCGCATGATGACGCAGCTCGACGAGCGCGGCGGCGTGCAACCGATCACCGCGGCCGAGGTCAACGAGCGCCGCGAAGAAAAGCTGCTCGCGCTCGGCCCCGTGCTCGAGCGCACCAACGACGAGCTCCTCGACCCGTTCATCGATCGCGTGTTCGCGCTGATGGCGCGGCACGAGGGGATGATTCCGCCGGCGCCGCCCGAGCTCGCCGGCGTGCAGCTGCGCGTCGAGTACACGTCGATCATGGCGCAGGCCCAGAAGCTCGTGGGCGTCGTCGCGCTCGATCGCTTCCTTCAGGCCACCGGCTCGATGGCCGGCATCTGGCCCGAGGCCACGCTCAAGGTCAAACCGTTCACCGCGGTCGACGAATACCAGGACGCGCTCGGCGTGGACCCCGACCTGGTCCGCACGGACGAGGAAGCCGGCGCGATCATGGACGCCCGCCAGAAGGCGCAGCAGCAGGCGCAGGCGCCCGAGTCGCTGCAGCGCACCGCGGCCGGCGTCAAGAGTCTCGCCCAGGCGCCCACCGGTGGGCCCAACAACGAAAGCGCGCTGTCGCAGCTCCTCGCGGGCGTGCAGGGCGCCCCGGGCGGCAGCGGCCCCGCGCCGGCGTAACCAATGGCCCGCAACGAGCCCGGCCCCCCCAACGCGGCGAACGTCGCCGATCAGCGCGCGCTCGAGAAGGGCGCCAAGCGTCGGCGCCGGCTCGAGCTCGAGGACCTGCGCGCGGTGCTCGGCACGGGCGAAGGGCGCCGAACGATCTGGCGCGTGCTCACCCAGGCCGGCGCGTTCAAGAGCGTGTTCAACCCCGAGGCGGCGGTCATGGCGTACCAGGCGGGTCAGCAGGACCTCGGGCACTGGCTGCTCGCCGAGCTCGCCGAGCTCGACCCCGCCGCCGTGTTCCGCCTGGCCGAAGAAGCGCGCGGCCGCGAGCGCAAGGAGCTCGAGGTCGACGACGCGATGCGGGTGGAGTTCGCCGGCGACTACGCCCGCGAGGGAGCTGACACATGAAACCGTTGATCGCGTACCCGTTCTTCGCCCCCGAGCCCGCCGTCGCGGACCCGCCGCCGGCTGCGCCGGCCGCACCTGTCGTACCTGTGCCTGCCGCATCAGCGGCGCCGGGTCCAGCTGCGCCGGCCGCGGCGCCGGCCGCGCCACCGGTTGCACCTGCGGCCGCCGACATTCCCCCGGCGGGCGCGGTGCCGGTGGCGCCCGCGCCGGCGGGCCCGGTCGTGCCGGAGGTCTACACGCTCGCCCTTCCGGCGAACACGCTCTTCACGCAGCTCGACGTCGATGCGACGGCCGCCGAAGCGAAGGCCATGCAGCTGACACAACAGCAGGCACAGGCGCTTCTTCAGGTGCGCTCGGACAGCCTCCGAGCCCAGGCCGACACGTACCTCGCCGAGACAAAGGCCGACCCCGAGGTGGGCGGCGCCAAGTTTGAGACGAGCGTCGCCGACGCCGTGCGCGGCCGCGATGCGTTGTTTCCACCTGGATCGAAAGGGGCGGATCTGATCCGTCACCTCCTCGACGTGACCGGCTTCGGCAACCACGTCGAGTTCATTCGCGGCTTCGCTCGCATCGGTCGCAGCGCGCGCGAGGACCGCGCGCCTGGCGGCGGCGGCGGCGCAGTCGCACCACCCAACGAAACCCTCGAGCAGCGCGCCGCGCGGCAGTTCTACCCGACGAACGCGCCGCCCGCGCAGTAGGAGTACACCATGGCAGCACTTGGCACGGGCGCCTTGACCCTCGCGGATTGGGGCAAACGCCTCGACCCCGACGGCAAGATCGCCACCGTCTGCGAGCTCTTGGCCCAGACCAACGAGCTCCTGACGGACATGAAGTGGATCGAAGGCAACCTCCCGACCGGACACCGCTCGACCGTCCGCACCGGGCTCCCCTCCGTCACCTGGCGCCGCATCAACAACGGCGTGACGCCGAGCAAATCGACGACCGCGCAGATCGACGAGAACGCCGGCATCCTCGAGGCCTGGTCCGAAGTGGACAAGGACCTCGCCGAGCTGAACGGCGACATCGCGGCGTTCCGCTTGTCGGAGGCGCGCGCGTTCCTCGAGGCCATGAACCAGCAGATGGCCGCGGTCGTGTTCTACGGCAACCAGGGCCTGACGCCGGAGGAGTTCAACGGTCTCGCGCCGCGCTACGCGGACTCGACGCTCGGCAACGGCGCGAACATCATCAAGGCCGGCGGCGCCGGCAACGACATGATGTCGATCTGGCTCGTGGTGTGGGGCGACCAAACCTGCCACGGGATCTTCCCGAAGGGCAGCAAGGCCGGCATCATCCACGAGGACTTCGGCGAGCAGACCGTCGTCGTGGGCACCGGCATCGGCGGCGCGCGGATGCGCGCGTACCAGGAGCGGTTCCAGTGGAAGGCCGGGATCGCGGTCAAGGACTGGCGCTACGTCGTCCGCATTTGCAACATCGACACGAGCCTGCTCATCGCGGACTCGACGCCCTTCTCAGCGGACCTCCTCAAGCTGATGGCGAAGGCCTGGCACCGCATCCCCACGCACGGGATGGGCACGGCGGTGTTCTACGCGAACCGGACGATCGGGCAGTGGCTCGACATCCAGGCGCGCGCGTCGGTCACGACCGGCGGGCAACTCGGCTACGACGTGGTCGACGGCAAACCGATCACCACGTTCCGCGGCATCCCGATCCGACGCTGCGACGCGCTCCTCGAAACCGAAGCGGCCGTGCCGTAGACCGACGGTCACACGAACCGGAAACCAGAAGGAGAACCCCATGTATGTAGATGCTCTCCTCGTCGTGTCCGACGGTCAGCAGATCACTGCGACCGCCGTCTCGACGAGCTCGATCGACCTCGGCAACGTGACGCCCAAGCGGCAGATCGGCGACGGCGAGCCGATGGGCTTCAAGGGCCACGTCAAGGCCAACGGCGTGACCACCGGCAGCGTGGTGGTCAACGCGATCTCGAGCGCCGCGGCGGCGCTCAGCGCGCCGACCGTCATCGGCTCCGTCTCCCTCGCCACCGCCGACCTGCTCGCCGGCGGCGAGTTCTTCGTGTTCATCAGCGACGGCTTCCCCAAGCAGCAGTTCATCGGGCTGCAGTACGTCGTCACGGGCACGGTCGACTCGACCATCCAGGCCGAGCTCGCGCTCGACTCGATGGCGGGCGGCAAGCCGGTCAGCTACGCGAAGGCGTTCACGGTCACCGGGTAATTCAGCAGTGGGCCCCACAGCCGGCGAGCTCGAGGTGCTCGCCGGCTGGTATCTCCCGCAGTCAACGCAAGCGAGGCACACATGACGAAACCGAAAGTGCCGGGCGCCGGCCCGACGGCCGACGAGCAACCGCGGCAGCAACCGACCAACGCGCCAGCCATCAAGGTGCGCGCGATCCGCGAGGGCTACTACGAGCACCTCCGGCGCTTCCCGGGCGACATCTTTGAAATCCGCGGGGACCGCTACCCGGCCGACGTCGTGCGGCAGATCGGCGCGGCCGACGGCCGCGGCACCGTGCCGTTCACCCTGCACAAGGCCGGCGAGGTGATCGAGTTCTCGGAGACGTGGATGGAGCTCGTCACCGACCAGAGTCTGCCGCTGAACCAGCGCACCGCGCAGCAGATGCTGACCGAGGAGCACGACAACCTCCTGCGCGATCGCATCGGGACCTCGACCGGCAATCAGAACCCGCTCGGCTGACGATGCCGTCGAACACGACGCCGGCGACGGCCCAGGACCTGGGGACGTTTCCGTTCGCGACGTTCACCGCGAGCGTGGTCGGGACGTCGGCGCCGTACTACGAGGTGTGGTTCAAGTTCACGCCGACGGCGACCCAGACGCTCGGGCTCAACATCCACGCGCCGATCGCGGGGAACTACTGGCCGGAGAGCACGCTGTGGACCGGCACGCCGCCCGCCGCGCTCACGCCCTATCCGACCGTGCAGGTCGACGCCATCAACTCCGCGGCGGTGTTTCCGGTGGTCGCCGGGGTCACCATCTACGTGCGCGTGCGCCAGGCGAACACCGGGCTCGGCATCGACGGCCCGATGTCGCTGACGGGCTTCGTCGCGCCCAACATCGCGCCGGCCGGCACCGTGATCGCGATCCCTGACGCGGACATGGGGTTCTGGGGCGCGGAGCTCACCGCGGCGGTGGGCGGCGTCTCGCGCTACAACCCCGCGATGCCTGTCTCCGAGTGGGGGGACATGCTCGTGCTCGGCGGCCGCACGGCCCTCAATCCGAAGCCGACGATCACGGACATCAAAATCTACGACGACCCGCTCGGCGCCTGGACCCTCGTCGCGACGATCCCGGGGATGCTCGGCAACTCGGCGATTTACCAACAGATCAAGGCGAGCCCGGGCAGCGGCTCGTTCTACTTCGGGGGCACGTCTGGGGGCGGTGCCGTGTTCCTGCACCGCGCCAGCTCCGCGGGCGTCGTCCTCGGGTCGTGGACCCTGCCGACCAACTCGAAGCAGCTCGCGGCGATGGCGATCAGCCGCGACGATGCGCGCGTGTTCTACAGCTCGCTCAACGCGGGGCAGGCGATCCATGCGTACGACCTGGTCGGCAACGCCGCGCTGCCCGACCTGGTCGCGGCCGCGGCGACCTACGCGCAAGACCTGCTCGTGCTCGCCGACGGCAGCGTGATCGTGTCCTATCAGGGCACGGGCTCGAACCAGGTCAAGCGGTTCAGCGCCGCCGGCGCGCTGCTCAACACGTACAGCTTTCCCGGGTTCGACTGCCATCGCGTGGCGCGCGACCCGGCCGACGACGCGGCGACGTTCTGGATCTGGTTCCATGTGGGCGGGCAGAAGACGTCGCGCTTCAGCCAGGTGCGCGTGGCCGACGGCACGGTGCTCGTGACGTTCGTCGCGCCGATCTACCTGGGCGGCGCCTCCAACGAATACACCGACGCGGCGCCCACCTGGGGCACGTCGAATACGTGCCCCTTCCTCGTGTACCAGGGCTTCGGCGGCAGCGGCGGCGGCCCAGGCGGCCCGCCCGACACCGGCGGCGGCCCCACCCCTGGCGATGGAAGCGGCGGCGGCGGCGGTGGCAGCGCGGCGTATCCGCCCGAACCGTGCGAGCTCGGGCCGCCGGTGGCGGTGTGTTGGAGCGGGCAGCCGTTGCGCCCGCCGGCGGTGGAGATGGTCGCCGGGCCGGCGCTCGCGACGAGGAGCTCGAGGGCGGCGACCCCGCGCACGACGACGATGCCGGCGGCGGCGATCGTCATCACGGACTTTGTCAACGCGCCCGCGGCCATCCTGTCGGCGGTGGATGGCACGTACCTGGGTAGCGTGCCGCTGTCGGCCACCGACTTCGGCGACTACCTGCCGAGCGGCATCCTGTGTTTGTTCGACACCAACGACAGCAACAAGGTCGTGCTGTTCGCGGGGACGACGGCGACCGAGCTCCTGCGGCTCGGCCCCTTCGACCTCGGGGCGTACAACATCAGCAGCGACCAGCTGCACACGTTCGTCGTCGCGACGCGCCTCGGCGGGCCCAACGGCGGGCTCGCGAAGATCCGTACCGTCTCCGACACGGGCGTCGTCGGCGGGACCACCTGGACGCTGCCGACGACGTCGTACGGCCTGTTGGGGATGGCGCCGAACCCGACGCGCACGATCCTCTACTACACGAGTCTCACCACCGGTGGCGGCGGCACGGGCTCGGCGGTGTACCGCTACGACCTGGTCAACAGCGTCGCCCTCTCGAACCTCGCCGCCGCGGTGACGAACTACTCGGCGACGAAGGACGTGGTCGTGCTCGCGGACCAGTCGATCCTGGTGGGGTACCACTCGGCCATCTTTGGGCAGCAGGAGAAGATCGTCCGCTACGACCCGAGCGGCGCGGTGCTGAACACCTACACCCTCGGGCTCCGCAACGACGTCATCCTCAATCGGTTCAACCGCGCGATCGACGGCACGTCGATCTGGGTGTGGCTCGAGCCCGCCTCGGGAGCGTTTCCGCACACCGTCTGGTTCAAGCAGATCCGGCTCACCGACGGCGTCGTGCTCACCACGCTGACGCCGGTGGAAGCTGGCTCGGCGGGCAATCCGGCGCTCGGGCAAATCTCCAACTCCTGCCCGATTCTGCAGTATCCCGGCCCTGGCGGCGGCCCGGGCGGCCCGCCGGACACCGGCGGCGGCCCGACCCCGGGCGACGGGAGCGGGAAGGGCGACAGCGCGGAGGCGACCTACCCGCCGGGCGCGTGCGACGTCGCGCCGGCCGCGGCGCCGTGTTGGGACAGTCAACCGCCAGGTCCGCCGGCGGTCGAGATGGTCGCCGGCCCGGCCCTCGTGCGCGCGAGCTCGAGCGCGCCGACGCCGCGCGTGGTGACGACGATGCCGGCCGCGCTGATCCTCGCCACCGATACCGGCCCGCCGGCGGCGCTGATCAATATCCAGCTGGCGACCTTGGTCCGCACCGTGCCGCTGCCGAGCAGCTCCTCCGTCGCGGTCCTGCCGGACGGGCGGTACTCGATCATCAACGGCGACGTCAGCACCAGTAAGGTCGTGCAGGTCTATGCGGCCGATGACACGTTGCTGACGGCCGTCGCCGGCATCCCGTCGGCGACCTGGGCGCCGGATTCCCCGATCGCGGCGGCGAATGGGTCCTTCTACATCGGCCAAAAATCGGCCGTCCCGCCGAAGCTGTACAAATACTCGCCCGCCGGCGCGGTCCTCGACAACTGGACGTTGCCCACCGGCGGCGTGGCCCTCGGGTCGATGGCGGTCGCGCTCGACGAAAGCGTCTGTTACTTCACGACCGCGCTCGCGCAGCAGCCCGTGCATCGCTACGACCTCGTCAACCGCGCCGCGCTGAGTGACCTGGTGGCGGGCCGCACCGGCTACTACACGCTGCCCAACATTTTCGCGGTGCCGGGGTCGACCGACATCGTCGTCACGTACAAGCGCGCGGCCGACGGGTTCGCGGACGCCATCCGCTACACCGCGGCCGGCGCCGTCGTCACCACGTATGTCGCCGGCGCCTCACCGAGCGCCACCGCGCATGGCGCCCTCGACCCCGCGCAAACCGCCACCTGGTGGCTCCGCACGTTTCCCACGAACGATGCCAACGAGACGTCCACGTTCGTCGAGTTCGATCTGCTCACGGGCGCGGCGGTTCACACGTACATCGTGCCCGGCATCGCGGGGGTGCCGCTCGGCGTGTGCGGCTGGATCAAGCGGGCCATCACCGTGACCACCGGCGGCCCGCCTGGCGGGGGCGGCCCGCCTGGCGGCGGCCCGGCGCCGGGCGACGGGAGCGGGCGCGGCGACAGCGCGGCGGCGACCTATCCGCCCGGCCAGTGCGTCGTGGCGCCGGCGGCGGCGCCGTGTTGGTGGGGTCAACCGAGTCAACCGCCCTCAGTCGAAATGGTGAAGCCATGACCGCGATCGAGATTTGGAACCTGGCGCTGCTCAAGATTGGCGTCACGCAAACGGTGCAGGACCTGTCGGAGGCCTCGCGCGAGGCCTGGACCGGCGCGCTCGTGTACGACCACTACCTGCGCGCGGCGCTGCGCCGCTTCCCGTGGGCGTTCGCGACGAAGTACCAGCGGCTCGTGCTCATCCAGGGGCCCGCCTGGCCGACCGCGATCGTGCAGGCCTGGGACGCCGGCAGCGCGGGCCCGCCCGTGAGGCCGCCGCAGGTCTACGCGCCCGGCGTGGTGGTCATGTTTGCCGGCAACGTCTACTACTGCATCCAGGGGCACACCGCCGACGCCTCGATTCAGCCGCCGCACCCGGACTACTGGACGTCGACGCCGCCCGAGAACGCGAACGGCGACTGGTACTACGCCTACCGCGAGCCGATCGACTGCGTGTTCGAGCGGCGCCTGGTGCCGCCGGGCAACTACGGCCGGCGTTTCCACGGCACGCCGATCCCGTTTCGCAAGGGGCGCGACACCAACGGGCTCATGGTGTTCAGCAACGAGCAGGACGCCGTGCTGGAGTACACGACGCTCGACTGCCTGCACCTGTGGACCGACGACCTGTTCGTCGAGTACCTCACCTGGCTGCTCGCGTCGGCCGCGGCGCCCGGGCTGACGCGCATCGCCGATATGAGCAAGACCGCGCTGCAGATGGCGGAGAACACGATCGCGGTCGCCGAGGTGGTCGACGCGCGCGAAGCGCAACAGGAGAAGCCGGGCGACGCCGAGTGGATTCGCGCGCGCGGCGGCTACGGGGCCTTCGGCGACTACGGCGGTGATCCGAGCAGGTATCGCTGATGCCGTCCCCTGCCGGCAGCGTCGTCCAGCGCGCGTTCACCTCCGGCGAAATCTCGCCGGCGGCCGCGGCGCGCGCCGACCTGGTGAAGTACACGTCGGGCCTGCGGACCTGTCGCAACTTCATCGTGCAGAAGCACGGCGGCGTCACCAAGCGGCCCGGCTTCCGGTTCATCGCGAAGACGAAGTTTGGCGCGCTCGGGTGCCGGCTGGTGCCGTTCATCTTCGAGGCGGCCGACCAGACGTACGTGCTCGAGGTGGGCGAGTACTACATTCGCTTCTTCTGGCACGGCGCGCCGGTGATGGATGGCGGCAGCCCGCTCGAGGTCGTGACGCCCTGGAACCACAACGAGGCGCAGGAGGTGCGGTGGTCGCAGTCGGCCGACGTGATCATCTTCACGCACCCGAACCACCCGGTGATGCAGCTCGAGCGCCAGGCCCACACCACCTGGGTGCTCTCAGCCAAGGTGTTCACGCCCACGATCGAGCCGCCGCTCGGCATCGTCGGCAGCTTCCTCGGCACCGGCACCTACAACCCGACCTACGTCGTGACGTCGCAGAAGATCGGCACGTACGAGGAGTCGCTCGGCTCGCCGCCGCTGTCGCTGACGGGCGCGCCGATGCCGACGCCGTCGAGCCCGATCAGCATCCATCACACGTATCCGGCCGACGGCGCCGCGCAGTACAACGTCTACTGCGACCCCTACGGCAACGGCATCTTCGGGCTGCTCGGGTCGTACGAGAAGAGCTACCTCGGCTTCAACGACGTCGGGTTCTTGCCCGACTACACCATCAGCCCGCCGATCGCGCAGGTCGTGTTCGACGCGCCCGGGAACTACCCGGCGTGCTGCACGTTCTTTCAGCAGCGCATCTGGTTCGCCCGCTCGAACAACGAGCGCGAGAAAATCTGGGGCTCGCGCGTCGGCGCGTTCAGCAACTTCGCGATCAGCGTGCCGCTGCAGGACGACGACGCGGTCAACTTCGTGCTCGCGCAGAAGACCCTGAGCCCGGTCGTCGACCTCATTCCGATGCGGCAGCTCATCGTGCTCACCGACACCGGCGAGTGGCGCATCCGCGGCGACCAGGACAACGTCGTCACGCCGACCGGCATCAACGCGGAGCCCGAGAGCTACGCCGGCGGCTCCGAGTTCGTACGGCCGATCACCATCGGCAACACGGTGCTGTACTGCCAGGCGCGCGGCACCATCGTGCGCGAGCTGAAGTTCGACTTCACCGCGCAGGGGTTCGTCACGCGCGACCTGACCCTGTTCAGCAATCACCTCTTCGGCGCGAGCTCGCTCGGCGACGTGGGCAAGGTGTGCTTCCTGATGGACATGACGTACCAGCAGCAGCCGAACAGCATCGTGTGGACGGTGCGCGCGAACGACGGCGTGCTGCTCGGCCTGACCTACGTGCCCGACCAGGAGATTGAAGGCTGGCACCGCCACGACACCGACGGCATGTTCGAGCAGGTCACGGCCGTGCCGAACACGTCGATCGGCGAGGACGAGCTCTACGCCGTCATCATTCGGCACATCGGTGGCGTCGACACGCGCTACATCGAGAAGCTCGATCGGATGCAGGTCGACGAAGAGGCCGACTGGTTCTTCGTCGATTCCGGCCTGACGTACGAGGGCCCGCCGGCGAGCTCGTTCTCGGGGCTCGGGCACCTCGAGGGCAAGGTCGTCGCGGTGCTCGGCGACGGCCAGGTCGTCTTCGACGGCGACCCGAGCTCGCCGCGCGCGGCCGCCTTCACGGTCACCGGCGGCGCGATCGCGGCCCTGGGCGCGAGCTACTCGAAGGTGCATGCGGGCCTGCCGATTCGCTTCGCCGAGGTGCAGTTCCTGAGCATCGACGTGCAGGGCGTCGCCATTCGCGAGAAGCGCAAACAGGTGCGCGCGATCTCGCTCGTGCTCGACCAGAGCTCGATCAGCTTCTGGGCCGGCCGCGACCTCGATCATCTGATCAAGAAACGGCCGGAGGCCTGGGAGGTGGCGGCGGCGCGCGTCACCGGCTTGTACGAGCTGAACATCACCACCAACTTCGACGAGAACGCCTCGGGGTGGGTGCGCCACACGGACCCGACGCCGTTCACGTTGCTCGCAGCCATCCCGCTGCTCGCGGTGGGCGGATGACGCACAGCATGGACGTCGCGCACTTCAACCAGGTCGCGAACGACCCGACGGTGCGCCCGTGGCTCGGCGGCAGCGGCGCGCTCGACTTCGCGCGCGTGATTGACGACCCGAGCAACTTCGCGTTCGCCAGTGAGCACGGCGGCATCCTCGCGGTCGCGCTCGGCTCGGGGCGCTACGACATCCACACGCTCTTCCTCGAGGAGGGCCGCGGGCTCGAGGCGCTCGAGACGGCGCGCGACGTGGCCGACTTTCTCTTCGGGCGCACCGACTGCGTCGAGGCGCGCACGACGGTCCCGCTGCTCAATCGTGCGGGGCTCGGCCTGGCGAAGCGCATCGGGTTCGAGCTCCGGTTCGAGAGCGCGCTGCCCTGGCACGACGGCGACACGGTGCCGGCCGGGTTCTACACGCTCACGCTCGAGCGATGGGCGCTCACCGCGCCGAGCGCGCGGCACGCCGGCGCCGAGTTCCACCAGGCGCTCGAGGCCGAGAAGCACCGGCTCGGCTCCACGCTCCCCGGCCATCCTGACGACGAGGTCCACGATCGGATCGCCGGCTCGGCGGTGATCATGACGCGCGGCGGCCAGGTCGAGAAGGCGGTGCGGTTCTACAACGTCTGGGCGCAGGTGACGCGCTACGACACGATCGCGCTCCTCCGAGTCTATCCGCCGATCCTCGACGTGCAGGGGTTCACGATGTCGATGACCGCCGGCGGCGAGCTCGTGATGTTGCGCTGTGGAGAAGGGAGAGAGGTATGCCCGTCGGCATCGGTATCCTGATCGGGGTCACGGTCGGTGGCATCGTGATGGATGTCATCGGCAAGATCAAAGCGGGCAACGCCGCCAAGAACATTGGCGACTACAACGCCGCGCAGTACGAGCTCCAGGCGCAGGACGCGATCCAGCGCGGCGGCGCCGACGAGGAGAAGTTCCGCGCCGGCGTCAAGACGCTGATCGGCGGGCAGCGCGCCGGGTTCGCCGGGCAGAACGTCGACATCGGCCAGGGCACGCCCGTCGACGTCGTCAGTGATACCGCCTTCCTCGGCGAGCTCGACGCGCTCACCATCCGGCAGAACGCGCAGCGCGAGGCGCACGGGTATGAGGCGATGGCCCAGAACGCGCGCATGGGTGGCGACGCCGCCAAGAGCGCCGCCTACTGGAGCGCCGGCGCGACCGCGCTCGGCGGTGCCGGCTCGCTGCTGGCCGCCCGCTACGGGTGGGGCCGGTCGACGACGCGCGGCGGCACGAACCTCGGCAACTCCTCGAGCGGGGTCGGCGACTTCAACAACTATGCCCAGGTGACCGGCTAATGCCGCGCGTGCAAGCGTACGGGCCGCGGCGCGTCGAGCTCCGACCCATCGCCGGCGGGCAGCGCACGACCGTGCCCGGGCCCGATTCCTTCGGCGCGGTGTTTGGCGAGACGGCCACCCGGCTCGGGCTGCCGATCCTCATCAACCAGTGGACCGAGGAGCGCAACAACGCCGACCAGGTGGCGCACCTCGAGGCGGTCAACAAGCTCGACGCCTTCACCAACGACCTGCTCTACAACCCGTCGAGCGGCGCGCTCCAGGTCAAGGGCAAGGACTCGCTCGACCTGGCGAACACGGTGATGCCGAAGTACGAGGAGACGGCCGGCGAGATTATGAACGGCCTGTCGAACGACCGGCAGAAGCAGGCGTTCCACGCTTCCGTCTTGCAGCGCCAGCGCGACGTGTCCCTCACGCTGATGCGGCACACCGCCGGCGAGATGCAGGCCTACGACCAGGGCGAGACGGCGTCGGCCGTGAAGAACGCCGTCAACAGCGCGATCGCCAACCCGCTCAACCCGCAGGCGATTCACGACGGCCTCACGCGCGCCGAGGCGGTCACGATCGATCACGGCCAGCGCGCGGGGTGGGGGCCCGAGGAGCTCGCCATGCAGCTCGGCGCCATCCGCACCTCGACGCACACCGGCGTGATCGACGGGCTCCTGTCGCGCGGCCAGGACAAGCTCGCGCGCGCGTACTACGAGGAGACGAAGGCGCAGATCAACGGCGAGAGTCAACCGAACATCGAGAAGGCGCTCGACGCCGGCTCGACGCTCGGCGAGTCGCAGCGCCAGGCCGACGCGATCATGAAGAGCACGACCGACGAGGCCGCCGGGCTGAACCAGGCCAAGAGCATCGAAGACCCGAAGGTGCGCGCGGCGACCGAGGAGCTCGTCCACCGCTACTACACCTTGGCCGAGGAGCAGCGCCGGCAGACCGCCGAGCACGCGACGATCGAGGCCGGCAACCTGATCGACGCGAACCCCGCGCTCGGGGTGCGCGCGATCCCGCCGCGGATGTGGACGACGTTCACGGTGCCCGAGAAGGCCGGCCTCGAGGCGTACGCGAAACGCAACGCGCCCGGCGAGGCGGTCGTGAAGACCGATTGGGGCACGTACTACGGCCTGATGAAAGAGGCCAACGAGCACCCCGAGCTGTTCGCGAAGCGCAACCTGATGCTGTCGAAGGGCGCGCTCGCCAACGCCGAAATCAAACAGCTCATCGAAATCCAGACGACCGCGCGCGAGAAGAAACCCATCGAGCCGCTGCTCGACGGGTTCCGCACGATCGACGACACGCTCAAGGGCTACCTGATCGGCGCCGGCATCGACGTGCGCGACAAGGCCAACGATCCGGTCGTCGAGGCGTTCCACGAGCTGGTGAACAAGCAGGTCGTGCAGCTCGAGGGGCTGACGAAGAAGAAGGCCGACAAGACCGACATCGAGAAGATCGCGGCCGACGTGATCAGCCGCCAGATCCTGAGCTCGCCGACGACGATGCAGTCGCTGTTCAACCTGCCGCGGACGCCGAAGCGGTTGATCGAGGCGACGATCGACGACGTGCCGCCGTTCATGCGCGGGCAGATCGAACGCGCGCTCATCGGGAAGAAGGTGCCCGTCACCGACCAGAACATCCTGAGCATGTACAAGGCGCAGCAGCTCCAGCAGAGGCCGGAGTAGATGCCCGGGCCCCAGGACCCGAACGTCAACCCGTTCGACGCGATCGCCGATCAGCTGTTTGGCGGCGCGCCGACGCGCATGAAGGTCGCCGGCGACGTCGCCGACCAGGACACGCCCGACGACGCGGCGAAGATCCTCGACCTGTCGCACGCGACCGGCCTGCCGCCGGATGTGGTGCGGCAGAACCTGGCGGGCATCAAGAAGCACGTCGACAAGCTGGCGACGCCCTACCAGGACATCCTCAACCAGACGCCGCACACCGCGACCCTGATGCAGCAGCCGACCGAGCGGGCCGCGGCGAAGGACGACCTCGAGCAGCTCGGCACGCTCGAGTGGCTGACCAACGCGATCCCGCGCGCCTGGTCCCGCGGCAACGCCTCGCTCGAGCTCTCGCAGCTGCGGTTCAAGGACCTGATGGGCGACACGCCCCTGACGGCCGCGGAGCACCGGCGCATCGCGGACCTGAAGCAGCAGACCGGCGAGGGCGGCGCGCTCGGCACCGAGGGGCACTGGTTCCGCGGCGCGCTCGCCGGCTCCACCGAGCAGCTCCCGCTGTTCCTCGGCTCGTTCAAGGAAGGGTTCCACTACGGCCTGGCCGGGCAGACGCTCGGCCTCGTCGGCGCCGTCGGCGGCGGCATCCTCGGCGGGCTCGTCGCCGGCCCGCCCGGCATCGTGGGGGGCGCGCTCGAGGGCGCGACCGCGCTGACCGCGGCCGGCGGCGAGGCCGGCTTCCTGGTGGGCAACGCGAAGTTCGCCTTCGAGACGGCGGCGGGGCAGAGCTACGAGGCGCTGCTCAACATGAAGGACGAGCTCGGGCGCCCGCTCGACCCGAAGGTCGCCCGGGTGGCCGCCATCGCCGCCGGGATGGCGAACGGCGTGCTGATGACCGCCGGCACCCGGCTGCTGCTCAAAGGGCTCCCAGGCGCCGACAAGCTCGTGGGCGCCGCCGGCCAGAGCGCGATCGAGACGGCGCTCAAGGTGCCGCGCGTCCGGTCCGCGCTGCTGCAGCTCGCCGGCCAGTACGGCAAGACGCTGACCCTCGAGACGATCAACATGGTCGGCCAGCGCGCGGTGCAGATCCTGGCCGAGGAGGCCGCGAAGGTCGCCGACACCGCCCAGGGCGGGCTGCCGCCGCCGCCCGAGGGCGACCAGTCGTTCTTCCGCGAGGACGGCACGCAGAAGGGCGAGGGGTTCTTCGGCAACCTGCGCCTGCCGACCGGCGTCGCGAGCGAGTTCTCAATCGCCGACAGCGAGAAGATCAAGGACAAAGCCGGCAAGTACCTCGACTACCCGAGCCTGGTGCCGACGCTGACGGTCGACGAGGTCAAGGCGGTGATGGCCGCGGCCGCGGACCCGACCGGCAAGACGAAGATCCCGGGCAGCGTCTACACGAAGGCCGAGGCGTTCGCGCTCGAGCGCCAGAAGGCCGGGCTGCCGTTCTTCGCGCAGCCGGGCGAAGCGAACACCACCGTCTACCCCGAGCTCGAGCGCCTGGCCGCCGGCCGCACGCGCATCCCGCTGCGCTCGCCCATGGAGATTGCCGCCGACCTGGTGCAGTCGGGCCTGAGCGCCGCGCAATCGTTCGCGCTGCTCACGCTGCCCGGCCCGACGGGGCACTTCCTGCGCGAGGTCGCGCGCGCCCACGATGCCGGCCAGGTCGAGACGTGGCTGCTCGCCGTCGGCAAGGGCGTCGAGAAATCCGCGACCGCGAAACGCGCGCCGGCGGTCGTCGAGCAGCTCCTCGCGCAGGCGACCCAGGACGGCCCCCACGAGACGCTGTACGCCCCGATCGACGACTGGACGACGTACTGGCAGAGCAAGGGCGTCGACCCCGCGGAGATGGCGACGCGCGTCACCGGCGACCGCCAGGCGTACCAGCAGGCGCTCGACGGCAAGACCGAGCTCGCGATCCCGACCGCCAAGTACGCGGTGACGCTCGCCGGCACCGAGCACAACGCGCACTTCGCGAAGTTCCTCCGGCTCGACCCGAGCCTGATGAACGCCGACGAGGCGGCGCGGTTCCAGCAGGAGCTCGCGAAAGAGTTCCGCAAGCCGACGACCCCGCCCGCGGGCGCGCCCGCCACCCCCGAGCAGGAGGCGGCGACGGCCATTCACGCGGACCAGACCGAGCGGCTGATGCGCCAGGGCCTGACGCGGGCCAACGCGGAAACCAGCGCGACCGTCATGCAACGGTGGATCACGACGTTCGCGCGCGTGATGAACCAGGACCCGCGCGACATCTATCGTCGCTACGGGTTCACCATCGGAGGACCCAATGAAACAGCACAAGAGGCCATCGCCCGCCGTGCGGCCGACGAAGCACGCGGCGAACGTCCAGCGACTACAGCTCGAGCGGGCGAAGGCGGCGCCGCCGCCGGTGAACCCGCAGCCACAGCTCCAGGCGGCGCAGGGGGTACGGAAGAACCCGTCGCCGGCGCCGGGCGCCCCACCGGACCCGGGGGAGCTGATCTAACCGCCGTCATGCAGGCGGCCACCGAGGCCGACCTTAACAAGCTGCTCGTCCACCCGGACGAGCGGCTCAGCAACCTGGCGGCCGACGAAATCAACCGGCGCGCTACAATAGGCGCACCTGATGCCTCCGAAGCCGGAACCGGAGCTGCGGCCGGGGAACGACCCGGCGACGGTGGCGTACAACGCGAGGCTCCTGGCGCAGCACGGGTACCCGATGCCGGAGGCGAAGGCGCACGCCCTGAACCACGCCGGCTACCGGCCCCCGATCCAACCGAGCGATTCGTCCGGCCCACCCCCGAGTCCGTCGCTGCCCGCGTCACCCCAGAAATAACGCGCGAGCTGGAGCGCATGCTCCAAGAGGCCGAGGACCAGCCCTACGAGGGCCGGCGGTGGCACTTCCTCGACCCGGAGGAGTCCGGTGCGCGCGGGCTGCGCGGCAACGCCGCCGGCGGCCAGGCCATCATCCAGAAGGGCCACGGCCAGGCGGATGTCTACGGCGACATCCTCACGTACTCGCCGTTGAACCCGGTCACGTCGGGCGAGCGCAAGGGCGAGCTCGCGCGCGGTGGCAAGTGGGGCGCCGACGCGCCCGGCGCCAAGGTCGTCAACGCGATCCGCGACCTGCTCGCCGGCAAGGGCGTCAAGAACAACCTCGGCGAAGGCGCGCTGCGGGTGGCCGAGCGGCGCGCGATCAACGACTACAGCGTCATCGAACGCCCGATGTATCCCCCGCATTGGGGCACCGACGCGACGCCTGACTTCGTCGCCACGGTCCAGCGTCTGATCGACGCGGTCGACGACCCGACGAAGACGCTCGAGCAGGGCGGCGTCGGCATGGGCGTACGCTTCCCCGACCAGCCCGCGGGCGGGGCGACCGGCCTCGATGCCGCGCCCGCCGAGCGCAAGGACGGCGCCCTGATCCTGTCGGCCGCGCGCCCGACCGAGACGCAGAACACGCCGTACCGGCGGTCGCCGCTCACCTCGACGCTGGCCTCCTTCAGGGCGCTGCCGGCGAAGCTCGCCCAAGCGGCGGCCCTGTTCCGCTCGTACCACCTCCTGACGAAGGAGGAAGCGCGGACGAAGGACCCCGCGGTGCTCGTCGACCGGGCCGTCACCGCGATGAAGCGCAACCTGCGGGCCCTGTGGGAGGCGTACCCCGCCGACTGGCGCGAGCGCGCGCAGCACTGGTACGTCGGCGCGAACCGCATCGCGCACGAGCTCGCCGGCGCGCATGGCGTCACCGTCGACCAGGCGGTGGGCGTGCTCGCGGCGCTCTCGCCGCAGATGGACTGGTTCAAGAACGTCAGCCTCGCCGAGCGGGTCCTGCGCTCGGTGAAGGAGTTCCAGCAGACCAACCCGACGTTCACGCCCGACCTCTTCGCGGACTACGAGCGCCGCGCCCTGGCGACGACGGAGGACCGCATCACGCAGCGCCGGCGGGCGGGCGCGCCGTTCACGCGCGCCGAAGAAAAGGCCTTCCGCGCGAAGAAGGCCGCGATCGTCGACGAGCTCCGCGCGCAGGTCGTCGGGCACTCGTGGACGGACCTCGACCTCGAGGGGAAGGCGGTGTTCCTCCGGGCGGTCGATGAGCGCACCCCCCGGGACTATTCGGTCATTTCGCCGGAAGGCGATCGCCCGGACCTGGCGCGCACGGCGAGCGGCGCGCCCGCCGCGATCGGGTGGGGCACCTACAACTTCATCGCGAACGCGATCAGCATCGCGCTCGACGGCAGCCCGGAGAACATCAGTGCGCGGTTGGGCATCGAGCACAAGGTGCGCTCGTTCTTCAACAACGTCAGCCATCCCTTCGACCCGCGGTTCGTGACGATCGACACGCACGCCGTCGCGGCGGCGTTCCTGCACCCGTTCTCGGGCGACGCCGAGCCGGTGCGGAACGCGATGGGCATGAAGCACCCGGACGGCGGCTCGGTCCCGCAGCACGCGCCGACGGGGCTCTCGGGCACCAACGGGATCATCGCGCAGGCGTACTTCGACCTCGCGCACGAGCTCGGCGTGGACCCGCGCGCGCTGCAGTCGGTGACGTGGGAAGCGGTGCGCGGCCTCTTCGAGCCCGGCCAGAAACGCGGGGCCGCGGGGGTGCAACTCGGCTCGAAGATCGACGCCCTCTTCAAACAGTACGAGCGTGGTAAAATCAGCCATGCCGAGTTCGTCACCGCGCTCCACGACGCCGCCGGCGGATTCGTCCCACCCGCCTGGGTCGACTACCCGGTATCGGAACAAGGCGCACTGGCTGGCGCATCAGTTCTTCCCCGACGACCCGAGCTTTCCGCTGGACCCGGAGGTGGAGGCGTCGATTCCGAAGGCGCTGCCGGGGCGCGTCCCGCAGAACGAGACGGAGTACTACTCGGACCTGTAGGCAGCCGCACCTTCGAGCAGGGCCCGCCGCCTGACCAGGGCGGGCTGTTCGACCACCCCCCCACCGACACCCTCGACACCGGCGAACAACAGCCGCGCCTACCCGGCGCCGAAGGCGTGCGCGACGAGAACGTCCCCACGCCGGCGGTCGCCGAGGCGCCGTTCTCGCTGACCGCCGAGATCGCGCAGCGCGCCGCCAAACAGAAGACGCTGTTCCAGGGCCCCCCGCACGCGCCGATCGTCCTCTACCAGGGCGTCTATCACGGCAGCCCGCACCTGTTCGATCGCTTCGACATCACCAAGGTGGGCACCGGCGAGGGCGCGCAGGTCTACGGGTGGGGGCTCTACTTCGCGAGCCGGAAGGAAGCCGCGCAGTGGTACCGCGAGAACCTGGCCGGCAAGCCGCGGCCGGCGCACCTCGCGCACGAGGGCGTCAACATCTTCGACGAAAACGGGCTCTACCACCTGCGTGACTCGGCGCCGGGCGACCGGCTCCCCAAACGCGCGCAAGACCCGAAGCTGCAGGACGGCCTGCTCGAGCTCAACCAGATGCTCGCGCACGACCGCCTGAAACCAGGGCCCGAGGGGCTCGCGACCGCGCGGACGTTTCTCGAGGCGGGCCTCGCACGCGACAAGGAGCACCTCAAGTCGTTCGCGCGCGAGAACCCTAACAACCCCGACGTGCAGCTGGCGACCCGCGCGATCAAGCGGGGCATATCGGAGAAGCAGAACGCCCTGGCGGTGCTCGACACGTACGGCGACAAGCTCACGATCGAGCCCCCGCAGAAACCCGGGCGCCTCTACCACGTCGAGCTCCCCGACGATGCGACGTTCCTGAATTGGGACAAGCCGCTGCACGAGCAGGACCCGAAGGTACTCGAGATTCTCGACAACTCGGGCCTGGGCAAGGCGCTCGGCCAGGGACACTACGAGGACGCGCGCGACAACTTCCTGCGCGACCTCGAGCAGGCCGTCGGTCCCGACAAGGCGCCCGAGGCCGTCGCGCTCGCGACGCGCCTGTTCGAGCACCCCGAGGAGCTCCGACCGAAACAGGCCGACGACGAGCGGACGTATCTCTGGCTCCATCAACTGACCAAGGGAACCAACATCGACCTGAACCGCATCCTCGACATTGACCGCTACGGCATCGACCAGCACTACGTCGAGAGCGTCGCCGAGCGGATGATGGACGAGCGGGCGCGGACGAAGGCCGACGACTATATCGACCAGCACGCCGACGACGCGCCCGGCTCCGACCTGCAGGTCAAGGAAGGGAAGGACAAGCTCTCGTACGACGTCGTGGACTCAAGCGGGCACGTCTACGATTCCTTCGAGACAGAGGAGGAGGCGCAGACCGCGGCCGACGACGCACGCCAGAGGCTCGAGGACGAGTGGCAGCAGGATGCCTACCAGTTCGAGCGCAATCGGCTGAACGTCGACGACTACCGCGCGAAGGCGCGCGAGCAGCTCGGGGTCGGGGCCGGCCCGCTCGGGTTCCTCGGCCTGGACCGCGGTGAGAACACCGGCGAGGTGCTCTACCAGAAGCTCGCCAACGCCGTCGGCCCTGAGAACGCGAGCCGGCAGCTGGCGGCGCTCGGGATCAACGGCATCAAGTATCTCGACCAGGGCAGCCGCGCCGCGGGCGAGGGCTCGCACAACTACGTCGTCTTCGACGATCGCCTGCTCGACATCACGAAGTACGAACAGCGGGGCGACCAGCCGCGGGGCTCGCTGTCGATCGGCCCGAACCGGGAGCTGCACATTCAGCTGCTCGAGGGCAAGGACCTCTCGACGTACCTCCACGAGAACGCGCACGGATTCCTCGAGGTGATGGGCGACCTGGTCGCCGAGCTCCAGGCCGCGGGCGACCAGGGGCGCACGCCGGAGCAGCAGAAGTTCATCGCCGACTACGGCGAGCTGCTCAAGTTCATGGGCGTCACCGAGCGATCGCAGATCGGCACACCGCAGCACGAGAAGCTCGCGCGCGCGTTCGAGGCGTACCTCCACGAGGGCAAGGCGCCGAGCGTCGAGCTGCGCGGCGTGTTCCACACGATCAAGGGCTGGATGCTCGACATCTACAAATCGCTGAAAGAGCTCAACGTCACCCTCACGCCAGAGGTGCGTGGCGTGTTCGATCGGCTGCTCGCGAGCGAAGACGCCATCAAACAGGCGCAGGAGCAGGCCGACGTGCGGCCGTTGTTCACCACCGCGGCCGAGGCCGGCATGAGCCCCGAGGCCTTCGCGAAGTACCGCGACGTCGTCGCGCAGGCCTCCGCGGCCGCGCAGGACGAGCTCGACCGGCAGACGCTCGGCGAGCTGCAGCGCAAGCGCACGGAGTGGTGGCGCGCCGAGGCCGACGTCACGCGCCAGGAGGTGCTCGAGGCCTTCAACGACCACCCGATCTACCGCGCGCTCGCGCTCATCAAGAACGGCGACCGACCCGACGGCACGCCGATCACCGAGGGCGAGGAGGGCATCCCGATCAAGCTGGCGAAGGCCGACCTCGCCGACTACCCGCCCGAGGTCCTGGCGGCGCTCAGGAAGCACGACGCCTACCGCAACGAGGGTGGCGTCGCGCCCGAGGCGCTCGCCGAGCTCACGGGGTTCTCGTCGGCCGACGAGCTCGTCCAGGCGATCGCGCAGTCGCCGCGGTTCGAGGTGGCGGTCGAGGCCGAGGTCGCGAGCCGGATGCAGCAGAAGCACGGCGACATGCTGCTCGACGGCACGCTGCCGGCGAAGGCCGAGGCCGCGGTGTTTGGCGTCGGCCGGCAGCGCGTGGTCGAGGCCGAGCTCAAGGCGCTCACCTCCGAGCTCGTGCGCGGCACCATCCCGCCGCGCGAGGCCATCCGCGCGCACGCCGAGGAGCGCATCCGCGGCACGCGCATCCGCGACCTGAAGCCGGGGCTGTTCCTGGCGGCCGCGCAGCGCGCGAGCGCGAAGGCCTTCGAGCTCTTGTCCCAGGGCCGTGACCGCGTCGGCGCCGTGCAGGCCAAGCAGCAGGAGCTCGTCAACCTCACGCTCTACCGCGAGGCGATGAAGGCGCTCGACGAGGTGCAGGTCGCGGCCGACTACCTGCGCGGGTTCGATCGCAAGACGACGCGGTCCCACATCGGCAAGGCGGGCGGCGAGTACCTCGATCGGATCGACAGCATCCGCGCGCGCTTCGACTTCACCAAGCAGACGCTGCGCCGCATCGACAGCATGACGTCGCTCGATCGGTGGGCGCAGGCGCAGGCGGCCGCGCACATGATTCCGCTCGACCTGCCCGACGAGGTCCTGAACGAGTCGCGGCGCACCAGCTACAAGAACCTCACGCTCGAGGAGCTGCGCGGCGTGCGCGACGCGGTGAAGCAGATCGCGCACTTCGCGCGGCTGAAGGACCGGCTGCTCGAGAACGAGCGCAAGCGCAACCTGGCCGAGGTGTCGCTCGAGACGACGGCCAGCATCATCGAGCACGCCAAGAAGACCATGCCGCAAGGCCCGGGCGGCCTGCACGCGCCCGGCACCGCGCAGACGCGCCGCTTCGCCACGTTCCTCGCCTCGCACATCAAGCTCGCGACGTTCCTCCGTGAGATGGACGGGTTCAAAGACGCCGGCCCGCTCTGGGAGCACGTCATGCGGAAGCTGAACATCGCCGGCGACAACGAGGCGGTCGCGAACGAGAAGGCCACGATCGCGGTCGGCGAGATTTTCGACGCCTACAAGGGCCAGGAGACGACGCTCCACAAGCCGCTCTACATCCACGCGATCGACGGCAGCCTCTCGAGGGCCGAGCGCCTGATGGTCGCGCTGAATTGGGGCAACGAGGGGAACCGGCAGCGCCTCCGTGACGGCTATCACTGGACGAACGACCAGGTCGAGGCCATCCTGCACACGCTCGACGCGCGCGACGTGAAGGTCGTCAACGAGCTCTGGGCGCACCTCGAGAGCTACTGGCCCGACATCGCGGCGAAGCAGCGGCGCGTGACGGGCATCGTCCCGGCGAAGGTCGTGGCGACGCCGTTCCAAACGCTGGCCGGCGACTTCACCGGCGGCTACTTCCCGCTGAAGTACGAGGGGCAGCTGTCGGCGCGCGCGGCCGCGCACGTCGACGCCACGTTCGCCGAAGGCATCAAGCAGGCCAGCTACAACAACGCGAGCACCGACCGCGGCCACACCAAGGCCCGGCTCGAGCACGTCGAGCTCCCCGTGCGGCTCGACCTGGGCGTCATCACGCAGCACCTGAACCAGGTCATCCACGACCTGACGCACCACGAGGCGCTCATGGACGTGTCGCGGCTGCTCGGGCACAAGGACGTGCAGCAGGCGATCTACGCGCACTACGGCGACATCACCTACGGCCAGATCAAGGGCGCGCTGCGCGACATCGGGTTCGGCAGTCAGCCGGCGCCGGGCTGGTATCAGACGATCAACAGCATCCGCGCGAACATGGTCACCGCCACGCTCGGCTTGAACGTGGTCACCTCGTTGATGCACAGCGCGCAGATCGGCCGCGGCATGGCGCGCGTCGGCGTGGCGCCGGTGCTCAAGGGCTTGAGCAGCTGGCTCTCGAGCGCGAAGAACGCCGAGGGCTCCGTCGCCTGGATTGAACAGAACAGCGACATGATGCGGCTGCGCTGGAAAACGCAGCAGCGCGAGCTCAACGAGGTCCGCAACCAGGTCGGCCTCAACCAGGGCAAGGTCAGCGCCGAGATTCACGACGCGCTCGCGAAGCTCGGGGTCGACCCGCACGTCATGCCGGTGATCGCGGATTCGTACTACTACATGATTCGGAAGATCGTGCAGTTTGCGGAGATTCCGACGTTCCTCGGCGCCTACGAGAAGGCGATGAAGGAGACGAACGCCAACCACGAGAAAAGCATCCAGCTCGCCAACCAGGCGGTGATCGATTCGATGGGCTCGGGCATGGTGAAGGACCTGTCGCAGGTGCAGCGCGGCGGGATGGGGCGCGTCTTCACCACGTTCTACGACTACCACAACGCGGTGTACAACCAGGTCTACGAGCTCGTGAAGGCGAGCGAGAACCCCGGGCGCAAGGTCGTCGACGCCTCGCTGCTGCTGCTCGCGCCGATCGCGCTCGGCACCCTGATCCACACCCTTACCGGGCCGAGCAAGAAGAAGAAGCGCGGCGAGTCGGATTGGGCGCTGTGGGCGAAGGAGCTCGGCGGCGAAGGCCTCGACTACGGGCTCAACTTCTTCGTCGGCGCGCGCGAGCTCTCGGGCGCGCTCACCGGCCGATCGTACGCGGGCCCCGCCGGCCTGCGGATGTTCAACACCGGCCGGCAATTCATCTACCGCGTGGGCGACCTGACGCAGGAGGAGTTCGAGAACGGCGGCGCCAAGGCCGAGAAGAAGATCGGCGCCGCGCTCAAGGCGACCAACGAGCTCGCCGGCGAGCTGTTTGGGTACCCCGCCCGGCAGGTCGATCGCACGGCCGAGGGCATCAATGCCGTGATGTCGGGCAAGAGCAAGAACTACAGCGACATCGTCTTCGGGCCCAGGAAGTAAATGGTCGGCCCCAAAACGCCGCGCGCCCCGCTCGCCAAGCAGATCGGCGCGAACGGCTCGACCGGCCTCGTGCGCGTCGACCCGGCCGGCCATCCCGAGGCGGTGCCCTACGCCGAGCTCGTGCCCTTCCTCATCGACCAGGGGGTCGTCTTCCCCGGCGGCGGCACGGGCGGCGGCGGGGGTGCCGGCGGGGGACAAGGCATCCCCGGGCCACAGGGCGAGCCGGGCGACCCGGGTGACCCCGGGCCACCCGGCCCACCTGGCGCACCAGGGGCGTCAGGACCGACGGGTCCGGCCGGCCAAGGCCTGCCGGGCCCGCCAGGCGATCAGGGCGACCCCGGCGAACCGGGACCGCCAGGACCGGCGGGATCGATCGGCGCGACCGGCCCGGCCGGCGTCGGGCTGCAAGGCTTGCCCGGGCCCCCGGGACCGCAGGGCGATCAGGGCGACCCGGGTGACCCCGGCCCGCCCGGCGCGGCCGGGGCCACGGGAGCGTCAGGACCGACGGGGCCGGCCGGCCAAGGCTTACCGGGGCCGCCTGGCGACCAGGGCGACCCTGGCGAACCAGGGCCACCGGGACCGCAGGGACTCCAAGGGCCACAGGGCGCGACCGGCGCGAATGGCGCCGACGGCGCGACCGGGCCGCAAGGGAGTCAGGGATTCCCCGGGACCGTGGGTCCACAGGGCGACCAGGGCGACCAGGGCGATCCTGGCCCGCCTGGGCCGCAGGGGCTCCAAGGGCCCCAGGGCGCCACCGGCGCGAACGGCAACGACGGCGCGACCGGGCCGCAGGGGATTCAAGGCCTGCCCGGGCCGGTGGGTCCACAGGGCGAGCAGGGCGATCCTGGTGACCCCGGCGTGCCAGGACCGTCGGGGCCGGCCGGCGCGACCGGGCCGGCGGGTGTCGGGATTCAAGGCGTACCCGGGGGACCGGGCCCACAAGGGGAGCAGGGCGACCCGGGCGATGTCGGGCCGCCAGGACCGCAGGGCGTGCCTGGGCCGCAGGGCACGACCGGCGCGAACGGGAACGACGGCGCGCCCGGTTCGACGGGGCCGCAAGGGATTCAGGGCTTCCCCGGGCCGGTCGGTCCAGTGGGCGACCAGGGCGACGCCGGCGATGTCGGGCCGCCTGGCCCGCAGGGCGTGCCCGGCCCACAAGGTGCCACCGGCGCGAATGGCAACGACGGCGCGCCCGGCTCGACGGGACCCCAAGGGATTCAGGGATTCCCCGGGCCGGTGGGCCCGCAGGGCGACCAGGGCGATCCTGGTGACCCAGGCCCGCCTGGCACGCCAGGCGCGGCAGGGGCCGCAGGGGCGTCAGGACCGACGGGGCCGGCCGGCCAAGGCTTACCGGGGCCGCCTGGCGACCAGGGCGACCAGGGCGATCCTGGCCCACCAGGACCGGCAGGGCCGATCGGCGCGACCGGGCCGGCGGGCGTCGGGATTCAAGGCGCCCAAGGGGGACCGGGCCCGCAAGGCGAGCAGGGCGACCCGGGCGACCCGGGCCCCCCAGGACCGGCGGGTGCCGCGGGCGTCGCGGGTTCGACTGGCGCCATGGGACCGCAGGGACCACAGGGTGTGCCCGGCGCGGAGGGCGCCGAGGGCGAGGTCGGGCCGCCTGGACCCGTCGGGCCGCAAGGTCCGCTCGGCGCGACGTTCCCGCTCTACGCCGTCGTCGACGACTTCAACCGCAACGACGAGTCGCCGCTGAAGGCGAGCACCTGGCGGGCGGTCGCCTACTACGCCAACCGGCTCAAGCTCACCTCGAGCGCGGTCGCCCAGGTGACGACGCCGTCGGGCGCGATGGCGTGGAACACGCCGTTCGACCTCAACTTCAACGCCTACGTGCGCGTGCCCGTGCTGCCGAACGTCGACACCAGCTTCGTCGCGATCGACATGGTGGTGGACCCCGCGGGCACCGGCGACGGGTTCCGCGTGCAGCTGTACAACGGCAGCGGCAACTTTCTCCTGTACCTCTATCGCATCACGGGCGGGGCCACCGTCGGCCTGGGCCCGGTGCCGGTGCTCCTGCCCATCGTCGCGGGCAACTGGATCGGCATCGAGCGATACGGGACGACGATTCGGACGTGGCTGCGGGCCGGCGGGGTCTGGACGAAGGTGCAGGAAACCATCGACACCTCGTCGGCGGTGCCGTTGTACCCGACGCTGGTGATCGACGGCACGACCGTCGCGCGGCTCGACGACTTCGGCGGCGGGCCGGTGCACGGCGAGGTGCCCGCGAACGTCGCGCTGACGGATGCGAGCAACACGTTCGCCGAGCGCCAGTACATCAAGCCGGGGCCGAGTTACGCCTACCCGCAGCTCTGCCTGACCGACACCACCGCCGCCGCCAACCAGCAGAAGTTCCGCTTGGTCAATGCCGTCGGGCGGCTCTACCTGCAGCCCATGGACGACGCCGAAACGACGGCCGCCGCGACCGTCACGATCGATCGCACCGGGCTGATCGCCACCACGGGCGCGTACGTGGAACGCAACCGCGCCGCGGCGATGGGCGAGTGGCAGGACGAACCGTTCAGCGCGGCGAAGTTCTCGGGGCAGAGTCCGCTGGTCTGGACCGTGGGCTCGGCGGCGATCATCAACAATCGGTACAGCGTCGTGGGCAAGACGTTGTTCTGGCAGCTGTATCTCTCGTGGTACTCCGGCGCGAACGTGCTCAGTGGGTCGCCGAACGGCGTGCTCTTTCTCACGCTGCCGGGCGGCTTCACCTGTGCGGGCCACGGCGGTATCACTGCGGTCGACTTTAGCGCCGGGATCGCCGGGATGCCCTACAACGGGATGCTGTTTCTCTCGTCGACCGCCGGCAACTATCTCCAACTCAACGCCGGGGACAACCGCAACTTCGCCCTCACCGACATCCCCGGCCTCGTCTTCAACATCACGATCGAAATTGCATGAGCGTCGGAAACCGCACGTAACGGAGGAGCTTCCAAAATGGCACAGAACAAAGCACTGCGAATTGGTCCGGTGGCCCTGACGACCACGATGACCACGAACATCCTGAACCCGGCCGCGGCCGGCGCGGGCGTCGGCTACACGCCGACCGCGAGCTACATCCGCTTGAAACACATCCGCATCGTGAACAAGACCGGCACGCCGGCGACGTTCTCGCTGTGGATTGGTGCGACGGGCGGCAACGTCGCGGGCACCGAGTTCATGGGCACCGGCTTGTCCGTGCCGGCGAACCAACCCTACGACTGGTACGGCGACGTCTACCTGGCCGCGACCGACTTCCTCGTGGGCGGCGCGGGCACGGCGACCGCGTTGACGTTGCAAGCGGAGGGCGAGGTCGGCCTCGCGTAAAGGAGCACACACCATGAACGTGATCAGTCGCACACCCGTCTCGAACACCAACGCGCCCGACCTCTCGCTGTTCTACACGCCGATCGTGTCGCCAGCGAACGGGAAGCTGATCTGCCAGGTCGAGAACCCCGACCCGCGCAGCGGCAAGGCGCTCGGGCCGTACAAGGAAGGCAGCAACGATCCGCAGTGGGTCGGCCCGCGCGTCTCGCTGTCGTGTCAACCGAACGGCGTGCTCGAGGCGCGCCCCGAGGGCGCCGACGGCGCGTACGAAATCGTGCAGATCGACGCCGCCGGCAACGTCACGTTCTGGCCCGGCCAGAGCAAGCTCGGCTCGCCGCTCTACTGGTCGACCTGCTACAAGTTCCTCGGCAGCGTCGACGTGCCGGAGCTCCCCAAATGAACAACACCGTGCTCGCGATGTTGTCCTCGAGCGGCGGCGCCGCCGGCGCGCATCCCTTGCCCACCCGCAAGGGGATCGTGCGCGCCGACGGCAAGGCCGTGCGCGACGACACCGGCAGCTTCCATCCGTTGGGCATGACGTTCTTCTGGGCGATGCAGGGCTGGCGCGGCGAGCGCGATCGCTTCCTGAAGAACCTCGACTGGCTCGTGCAGCACGGCCGGCCTGACTACCTCCGCATCCTCGGCCAGGTCGACTGGTCGGGGCGTGCGATCGATCCCGCCTGGCCCGACTACGACCAGGTCTACACCGGCGCGCGCGACGCGATCTACGGCCGCGGGATGCGGCACGAGCTCACGATGCTCGGCTCGCCGTACCCCGACCCGGCCGGCCTGGCGCGCCGGCTGTCGGGGCTCATTCGCCCGAAGGCCGAGACGGTCATCAACAGCGAAATCTGGAACGAGTGGGCGCAGAACGGCGGCTCGCTCCAGGCGATGAAGGACGCCGCGCGCGTGTTCCTCGAGCAGTCGGGCGTGGCGCTCGTCGCGCTGAGCTCCGATATGGGCGACACCGACATCAGCCCCGCGACGCTCGTCACCGCGCACACCGATCGCGACGGCGGCGACGACGGGTGGCGGATGGTGCGCCAGGGCTACGACGCGATTCACGCGCCGTGCACGTACTCGGGCAACGAGCCGCCGGGCATCAACTCGAGCCTCAACACGCTCGAGAGTCCGCTGCAGCTCGCGATGCTGCGCGCGGTGTCGGTGCAATCGGGCGGCGCGCTCTGGGTGCTGCACGTCGGCGACATGGTCATGGGCCTCGAGGACCCGTCGCACGGCAGGCACGCCAACCTGTGGGAGATCGATCGCCTCGCGGAGTCGATCAAGGCCGTGCGCCAGGTGGACACCTGGATGCCGTCGGGCGTCGAGAATTGGCACAAGAGCGCCGGCAACCCGAACATCCGCCCGCAGGCGCTCGTCGCCGACATCACCGGCTGGCCCGACGGCGGGCCGGGTGTCAACCGCGCCTACTGCGCGCTGACCGACGGCGCCTTCACGCAAACGCTCTGCGGCATCAAGGGGACGCGCACGTTCACCCAGGTGATGGAGGACGGCGCGACGTACCGCGTGACCGGCATCCAGCCGGAGACGGGCGAGCTCCTCGACGTCACGCTCAAGTCGGGCCAATCGTTCACGATCAATGGCCCCGCCGACGGGATGCTCGGCTACATCCTGAACGGCACGCGCGTGCCGGGCGGGGCGGTGCTGCGCGCGCCCGTCGTCTATCCCCCGATCGTCGTCGCCGAAGACGTGCTGCTCGAAACGTAAACCACGGAGGCTCCCATGACTGAAGTACAACGCAAGGTCACCCCGCACCCGGTGCCCGAAGGCTGGCCGGCTGACGGGATTCACCATCAACCGGAAGACCCGCCGGCCGAGGGCGGTGAGACGCCGCCGACCGAGGGTGGCGCCGGCGCGCATCCCGACCACGAGCTCCCGGGCGGCTCGAGCGAAGGGCATCCTGACCAGGGCCTGCCGGGCGATCGGCCGGAGGTCCCTGACCACGAGCTCCCCGGCGGGTCGGCCCGGCCAGGCCACGACCTGCCGCCGTCGATGGGCCCGAAGCTGCACGGCGACAGCGCGAAGAAGCACAAGTGATGTGTCGACCAGCCTGGCGGCGTCCCGTGCCTGGCGAGGGCCTCCCGCTCGTCGCCCGGCTGGTCGGCTGTTTCTTCCTCGTCCTCGCGCTCGTGGTGTTTCTGCTGATGTGGAGCTGGCTCGTGCTGCACGGGATCGGCTTCTGAAGGGAGACGAGACATGGCGTCGCTCAAGGTGATCCTGATCGTGCTGGCGTTCGTGTGCGAGCTCCTGGCGGCCGCCGGCGTGCCGTCGCCGCCGCGGTTCAACCTGATGGCGGCGGGGCTCGCCGCCTACTTCGCGGCGCTGTTGTTCACCTGATGACGCGCCCCGCGCTCGTCCTGTTGAGCGGGCTGCTCGCGATCAACGTGTTTCGGGTGGTGTGCTGTCACTGCACGATTCACGCGCCACCGGCGCCGCCGCCCGTCGAGCAGCCGGCGCCGCCTGACCCGCCGCCTTAGTCGGCGCGACGCGCTTGCGCGATGAACGCGAGCACGAGCTCGCGGAGGTCGGGCTCGAGGCGCTCGAGGTCTGCATCGCCCGCGACCCGGAAACCGTCGGTCGTGTAGACCAGGACGCTGTGGCAGTACGCGCACACCGTGATGTCGCCCGTCGCGGGGCGCGGCTGCGGCTCCGCGGGGTCGACCGACACGCCGGTCGCGCCGTCGAGCACGCGCTGACACGCAGGACAGCTGCGCGGTGGCGTGCGGTCGGTGAAGACGAAGGCCTCGCGCTTCGCCATCAGTGGGGCTGCTCGAACGGGAGCGGCTCGATGCGCGCGCACTGCATACAGATGCGCGGCGTCTCGGCCGGCACCTCGGCGACGCGCGCGGGGTTGAAGGCGATCGGCTCGCCGCAGTCGTGGCAGTCGGCGAGGCCGGCGCCGGTGGGCGCCTGGCCGTGCGGGTAGTCGGCGACGCGCCGGCAGATCCACACGTCGGGCACGCCGGGCTCGGTCGGCACCAGGCCGTCCCGCGTGCCCTTGTAGAACCCGCCGCCGTCGACGCGCCGGCCGTTGTTGTTCATCGCCGCTTCACCAGCCAGCGCCAGGCGCCGACCAGCAGCGCGGCCGCGCACGCGAGCTCGAACGCGAGCACCACGCCGCTAATGATATTCGCGCCGAGCAGCAGCCAGTCGACGGTGTTCACGTCTTCTTCCGCATCAGAAGCCTTCGAGCTGATGTCGCGGGAGCGCGTGTCGGTGCTGCGCGGCGGGCCCGCAGGTACACCCGGCCACGCGCGAGCACCCGGGCGGGTGCGCCGGCGCGGCCTCGACCGGGCGCCCCTCGAACGCCAGGCAGACGACCACGCGCAGCGCGACCGCGGCGACCACCACCTTCAGCACGCGCTGTTTGAGCGCCTGCCGGCGGTGCAGCTCGTAGCGATCTTGGAGCTGGCGCCAGTACGCGACGGTCGTCTGGGTGAACAGCGTCGCCAAGCGCACGGCGGTCGGGAGCGACACGCCCTGCTTCTCGCGGACGATCAGGTTCACGGTGTGGCGCGTCATCCCCATCAGCTCGGCGGCGAGCTTCTGATTCAGGCGCGCGTCGTGGATGTACTTGTCCAACACGTAGCCCGGGTGAACGCCAGGGGGCAACGTCTCGAGCGGAATGATCGGCACCTCGCCGGGCGCCAGCTTCGGTCGCGCCACAACAACCTGCTTTCTCCCCCGCGACGGCCTCAACTCAGCAGTTGCTGTGTCGATGAACGCCGAATGAACAAGACGGCAACCTACCAAAAGATGCAGAGAGTGGCAAGTAACAAACTGCAGACGAGCCAGGTATACACCCAGAAATGTAAGGGGTGTCGTCACACAGTGTGACGGTGTGATGCACACGGTTACATCGGCCGATTCCAGTCGGTTTATGGTTGCCGACGGTATGGATAGCACGATCGATCTGAGTGGCACGTTGACGGTCGACGACCTGGCGCGCTTGCTGCGCGTCTCGCCGCGGTGGATTCGCGCGCTGGTCCGCGAGGGACGGTTCCCGATCGCGCCGATGCCGCCGCTCAATCAGAAGCCGCGCTGGTGGGGCCCATCGGTGCGCGCCTGGTGCGAGCAGCGCGGCTACGGCGTGCCGGCGCCGGCGCCGGTGACCGAGGAGCCGACGACCAGCGGTGGCGCGTGACGCGGCGGTGGCCGCTGGTGATCTGGTGGCGCGCGATCTGCGCGTGCTGGCGCGCGCGGCGCCTGGTCGCGCTCGAGCAGCGGCGGCGCGAGCTCCTCGGCGCCGTTGATCCGTTGTCGGTGCAGTGGCTGCGCGACGAACGCTACGCGCGCGGCCAGCTCGGCGCCGGCGACAAGCACTGAGGGATGGGCGCCAGGTGGCTGACAAGCTCCTCGCAGAATGGTTCTGGACCGATCGGTGGGTGGGCTCGCGCGCGTTCCTCCTGCCGATGGAAGCACGCGGGCTCTACCGCGAGATGCTCACCCAGGCCTGGCGCCGCGGCGCCCGGCTCCCCAACAACCCCGAAGCCATCCGCCGCGCGACCGGCACGACGATCGCCGAGTGGCGGCGCAGCTGGCCGAAGGTGAAGCCGTTCTGGCATGTGCTCGGCGCCTTCCTGGTGAACGACACGCAGCGCGCGGTGTACGCCGACTGCGTCGCGCGCCAGGCCTCGGCGACGGCGCGCGCGCAGGCGGCCGCCGGCGCCCGTTGGGATGCTCGAGCAGATGCTCAAGCATCTGCTCAAGCAAAGCTCGAGCAGTGCCCTCCGTCTCCGTCTCCGTCTCTGGGTACCAGCGATCGTCGTACTTGAAACAATTAGAACCTTCGCGCGGACGCGAAGTACGCCCATGGCTGACGACGTCAAGAACCAAACGCGGCAACTCGCGAAGCTGGTGCGCGAGCTCGTCAGGCCAGGTCCCTACGATCACCTGGCCGACCTGCTCTACGACCTCCGCAACTGGTGCCGCGCGCTGAAGGTGCCGTGCGAGGACGACGCGCTCAACGCCGCGCTGCGCCTGGTCGAGTCGAACACACCGCTCGTCGCTGCGCGGGGCCGGCGGCCTGGGAGGCGGTCGGTGGATACGGTCGCCGTGTCGTCGGTGCCCGCGCACGACGAGGTGATCAGCAAACGCGACGCGCCAGGCGTGCAGGCCTGGGTGTTCGCCGAGCTCGCGCGCCGGAGCCGGAGGCGGGCGTGAGGACCTGGACGCGGGCCCGGGCCTGGCAGGTCTGCGGTAACTGCGGCGACGTCGTGCCGGTCGGCGAACCGCTGCTGCTCGTCGAGCTCAAGACGACGGTGCTCGAACGGTGCGAGGCCTGCGCGGGCCCGGCGCCGCCCGACCTGCCGGCCTGGGTCGAGCGCGGCGGCCAGGTCGAAGTGGACGCGCGGTGGAGCGCGCTGGTGCCGAGCCCGTTGGCGCGCGCGAAGCCGCTGCCGCTGCCGCTCGAGCCTGAGCGCGAACCCGGTGAGGAGGGGTGAATGGCGAAACAGAAGGCAGCGTTGACGTACCGCGACGGCGTCGGGCTCGAACGCTGCGTGACGTGTCACGCCGCCGTGCGCGCGGCCGATGGCGCGCCGGTCGCTATGGTGCGCGTCGAGGACCTCGAGACGCTCGCGCAACTCGTCTTTCGCGTGCGGCCGCGGGGCGCCGCCGCACTGCTCGAGCGCCTGGCGCAGGCGGCCGGCCATCGGATTCTGCGTGAGGAGGCCGTGCATGGGTGACACGCGCATGGTCGGGTACAGCTACCTGCTCGTGAGCCGGGCCGACCTGCGGCACCTGGTCGCCGGCACCGTCACGCCCAAGGTGCGCGCGCGCGCGACGAGCCTCGAGGAAACCCTCGAGGCTCGTCTTCGCCGCAACGCGGCGCGCCGGGTGGCGCGCCCCGCCGGCGGCGAGAAGGGAAAGCAGCCATGAGGATCGGCTTGAACGGCGGCGGGACCACGTCGGTCGACGCGGACGTCGTCAGCTCGTGGGGCCCGATGACGACGCGCGCCGGCGTGAACAACGTCGACGAGGCCGCCGACATTTTGCACCTCTGCGATGCCGCGATCCCGCGGCCGGTGCGCGCGTTGTTCCTGGTGCAGAGCGTCGACCCGGGCCTCGTGCACGACCTCGGCGTGTTGCTGGCCGGGCGCACGGATGTCGGCATCGAGCTCGGGAACGAGCTCAACCTGTGGGACGTGTCGCCGGTCGACTTCGGCGCGTTCGTCATGGAGTCGTACACGAAGCTGCGGGACGGCCTCGGCTACATCGGCGAAATCTGGAGCGGGGGCGTCTCTGACTGTCGGCTGAACAATGGCTTGGCGTACCTCGACACCGCCGGCGTCGTCGACTGGCCGAGCGATCTTGGCTGCGCGCTGCATCGCTACCCGGCCGACCCGTGGACGCAGGACCCAACGCCCGGCCAGGAGCTCGCGCCGCGGTGGCTCGAGCAGGCGCAGATCGTCACGCTGCTGGCGAACCGGCCGATCGCGCTGACCGAGTTCGGGTACCACTTCGAGCTGCAGTTCAAGGGGCACGGCCAGTACCGGCGGTCGACGATCCTGACCGAAGCGCAGGGCGCCGCGTACTTGGCGGCCGACCTGACCTGGTTCGAGCAGATGAACGTGCAGCTCGCGACCATGTATCAATGGAC